CTGATATATCAGGTCTTAGAAACTGGTCTTTATCTATAACTAAAGACACCCAAGAAACCACAGTTCAGGGTGACACCTCAAAAACTTTTGTTGGCGGACTTATTTCTGGTGAAGGTTCAGCAACTCTCATTTATGACAATGCTGGTAACTCTGATTACTTAGCATTTGTTGAAGATATTTTGACAACTGGTGATGCTGGTGATGCGTTGTTTGAGTTGTTTCCAGATAGTTCAGCAAGTGCTAAAAAGTTTGGGTTTTCTGGAATAATTACAGGTGCTGAATATGGAGCAACAATTGGGGAAATTCAAGAAATAAGTATTTCGTTTATTTCAACTGGTGCAATAACTTCAGATATCTGATACATTGGGTTTATTAGTCTACTAATTAAACTAAATGCCAAACAAAAGAACGATTGATTTACTTGTTGAAAGTTTTGACCTTTCAGTAAGAAGAAAATATGAAATAAAAAACGCAAACGGCGATGTTGTAACTACTTTATATTTCCCCCCAATAACAAGGGCTGACAGAAAAAAAGCGCAGGCAAGAGCTAATACAACAGACGGGCTTGAAATATCAACTCAGATGCTTTGTCAAATAGCAGAAAAAGAAGATGGTTCAAAACACTTTGCACCCGCTGATGCAATAAATTTACAACGTGAAATTCCTGAAAAAATATTGAATGACATTGAATTGTTCATGTTTGATCTTTCAAACGATGAAACATTAGACGAAGCAAAAAACGATTAAAGGGCGATAATTGGTTATATTTTGAATTTTTTTTATCGTCCGAACTTGGAAAAACTATTAATGAATTACGGGCATCAATGACG